CTATCAGAAGTTTATTGACTATAATATAAAAGACGTTCAGATCGTTGATATGCTAGAAGAGAAACTAGGTCTGATTACGCTTGCTATGACTATGGCTTATAGAGGTGGAGTTAACTATTCAGAGACTTTCGGTACTGTACAAATCTGGGACTCTATTCTATATCGTTTGCTATTCAAGCAGCAGATAGCTTGTCCTCCTAAGTTTAGTAAAGAGAAGGTTCCTTATCCTGGAGCGTATGTTAAAGATCCTCAGACTGGTATGCATGACTGGGTAGTATCTTTTGACCTTAACTCTCTCTATCCTATGATTATTGTTCAGTATAATATGAGTCCTGAGACTGTATTACCTGGCAAAGAGCATCTAGGGCCTGATCCTGTAGATATGCTTTTAGGTGATGATGAGGTTAATATACCTGAAGGTACTACTATGGCTGCCTCTGGTGTTAAGTTTAGTAAAGATCAAGTGGGTATTATTCCTGCTATCATTAAGCAGTACTATGATGAGCGTAGAGTTATTAAGAAAGCTATGCTTGACGCTCAGCAAGAGTATCAGACTACTCCTACTAAACGTCTAGAGAATAAGATGACTATATTAGAGAATCAGCAGATGTCTATTAAGATTCTTATGAACTCTTTGTATGGTGCTCTAGGTAATAAGCATTTCCGTTACTTTAATAATCAGGTTGCAGAAGCTATTACTACTTCAGGTCAGTTATCTATTCGTTGGGCTGAGAATGCTATCAATAAAGAGATGAATACTGCTCTAGAGACTAACGATAAAGACTATGTGATTGCTATTGATACTGATTCGTTGTATGTGAATATGAACGAGATGGTTAAGAAGTTTAATCCTAAAGATCCTGTTAAGTTCTTAGATAAGATATGTCGTGAGCATTTCGAAGGTGTACTAGAGAAGTCATATGCTGTACTGGCTGAGAAGCTAGACGTTATGGAAAATCGTATGGAGATGTCTCGTGAGGTTATTGCTAACCGAGGTGTATGGATTGCTAAGAAGCGTTATATCTTAAACGTTCATAATAACGAAGGTGTGCAGTATGCTGAACCTAAGATGAAGATGATGGGTGTAGATGCTGTACGTTCTTCTACTCCTCAGGTCTGTCGTGATAAGTTTAAGAAGATATTTAAGGTTATTATTGACGAAGGTGAGACTGCTACTCAAAGGTTTATTGCTGACTTCAAGAAGGAATGGAAGCAGCTTCCTCCTGAGTCTGTATCGTTTCCTAGAGGATGTAATATATCTAAGAAGAAGGACGGTGTACCTTTTACTTGGGCTGATAAGAAAACGATCTATAAGAAGGCTTGTCCTATTCACGTAAGAGGTGCTCTGTTATATAATCACTATATAAAGCAAGCTGGTCTAGAGCAGAAGTATGAGATAATCCAGAACGGTGAGAAGATTAAGTTCGTCTATCTTAAGACTCCTAACTCTATAAAAGAGAACGTTATTGCTTATGCTAACGATCTACCTAAAGAGCTTGACTTACATCGATTTGTAGACTATAATAAGCAATATGAGAAAGCGTTCGTTGACCCTATCAAGCATCTACTTGATGCTCTTAACTGGGATGTTGAACCTGTAGCTACGTTGGAGGACTTCTTTGTATAGTATGACAATATTTAAGTCTCCTAGATGGTGGGACGCTCAGAATAGATTTGTATATGATAATAAGACTCATAGACGAATGGACTTTGACTCATGGGATAAGTTTACTTTGTTTCTATATAAACTATCTAAGAGAAAGCTTAACGGTAAGCAAGACGCAGAGTTAATTACTCCTGCTATATTCAAGCCTGATACTACTCGTAAGAACGAGAATGTTATTCAATGGTCTGGATGGGCAGCAGTAGATGTAGATGATCTAGTAATTGAAGGAGACTTAGAAGATGTTTTACGTGATCGTTTTGGTGAATATGATTATGTGGTGTATAGTACTGCTTCAAGTACGAACGACCATCCAAAGTTTCGGATTGTATTCAATACTGACACACCGATTGTGGCAACTAAACTTCGTCACTTCTGGTACGCTCTTAACCAAGAGCTCAACGAAATTGGAGATGCACAGACTAAAGACCTTGCTAGGATGTACTACATACCAGCGGACTATGATGGTGCTAGTAACTTCTTCTACCGCAATAGTGGCGAGCCTATTGACTTGGCTGTCCTTCTTGCCAAGTGGCCATATGATGATAGTAGAAATGCTCAGTCTTTTCTCGATAGACTACCTCCTGCTTTTAGAGAGCAAGTTATAGAGTATCGTAAAGGTAAACTAGATAATACTAACTTTGTATGGACGTCATATAGAGATTGTCCTTTCTGGCCTAAGAATCTAGCTGTAGAGTATATCTCTATATCAGGTACTGGTTGGTATAGACAGATGTATCGTATAATGATTGCTGTAGCTGGAAAGGCTATAGAAAAAGGATATCCTATTACGGCTACTCAGATAGTAGAGCTGTGTCGTCAATTCGATATAGAGACTGGTAAATGGTATGAGAATAGACCTATGGAGGTAGAAGCGAATAACGCATTAGAATACGCATATAAAAACGGAACAGTATAAGGAGATACTACAATGACTAAAGCAGCAGAAAGATTACATAAATCAACTACAGCTCGAACTAAGCGTAGAAACTTAAAAAACTTGTTATTAGAAAAACAAGAACGTCTGTATACCAAACTCCGTAGATTGAGAAAGAAGAAATGAAAGTAGGCTTTACAGCATCTACGTTTGATTTATTACACGCTGGTCACATTGCAATGCTTAGGGAAGCTAAGACGCAGTGTGACTATCTTATTTGCGCTATTCAAGTAGATCCTTCTATTGATAGAGAAGATAAAAATAAACCAGTCCAGACTTTGGTAGAAAGATATATACAACTTTCAGCAGTTAGTTATGTAGATGAGATTATACCTTATCAGACTGAGCAGGACTTAGAAGATATACTGAATACGTTTCATATTGATATTCGTATTATAGGTGAAGAATATAAACACGGTACATTTACAGGTAGAGCTATATGTGCTAAGAGAGGTATAGAGATATACTTTAATAAAAGAGAACATAGATTCTCTACAAGTGATTTGAGGAAGAGAGTAAACAATGCCTAAAATATTAATTGTTGGCCACGGGTTTGTTGGCCAAGCAGTAGATTATGGTTTTAGTCATCCTAAAATAGAAAAGACAATAGTAGACCCAAAATATGATACTTACCTGGACAATATTGATAGCACTATATATGACTGTGCTTTTGTGTGCGTGCCAACCCCGATGGGAGACAGCGGTGCTATTGATAGCAGTATTATTGATAGCACTATTGATAAATTAAAAGAACGAGATATACTTGTAGTAGTCAAGTCAACAGTTACACCTGATATAGTTGCTAACTGGCCGAAGAATGTTGTTTACAATCCAGAGTTTCTTACAGAGAAGTCTGCTAACGAACAGTTCGTTGATCCTGCGTTTCATATCTTAGGTGGAGAGAAGTGGGCTACTGATAAAGTAGAAGAGCTGTATAACAAGTATAGCTTATGTTCTCCTTGTCCATCATATCATATGACAAGAGAAGAAGCATCATTCGTTAAGTACTCTATCAATACTTTTCTAGCTATGAAAGTAACTTTCTTTAATCAGTTATATGATGTGATTGGTGATACTGATGCTAACTTCGCTACAATAATAAAAGCGGTAGGTGCTGATGATCGTATAAGTCCATCACATACTAAGGTTCCTGGCTTTGATGGTAAGCAAGGATTTGGAGGTGCGTGCTTCCCTAAAGATGTATCTGCATTTATTAACTATAATAAACAGTTGACCTTATTGAAGGAAGCAGCTATAATTAATAATAGTTATAGACAACAATATGAATTAGATGAGAGAGAGAAACAACAACATGTCAATTATGGACAAATTAAAGAAGAACTCAAAGATCAAGACTACGGATATCCTGTCTGAATCTAAGTTCTTTACAGAAACGGATATGACGCCTACAGATGTACCTATGGTAAATGTGGCGTTATCTGGCTCAGTAGATGGAGGAGTGACCCCAGGCTTAACAGTGCTGGCTGGTCCTTCTAAACACTTCAAGACATCATTCGCCTTATTAATGGCTGGTGCATATCTTGATCGTCATCCTGATGCCATGATGCTCTTCTACGACTCAGAGTTTGGATCTCCCTCATCATACTTTGAGCAATTCGGTATTGATACTTCTCGTATCTTACATACACCGATAGCAAACGTAGAAGAGCTGAAATTTGACTTGATCTCTCAGCTAGAAGCTATTGATCGAGCTGATAAGGTAATCATTGTTATTGACTCTATTGGTAACCTAGCGTCTAAGAAAGAACTAGATGATGCTATCAATGAGAAGTCAGTAGCAGATATGTCACGTGCAAAGGCTCTTAAAGGTCTATTCCGTATGTGTACTCCTTATCTTACTATGAAGTCAATACCTATGCTTGCTATCAATCATACGTATAAAGAGATTGGTCTATTCCCTAAAGATGTTGTTGGTGGTGGTACAGGTATATACTACTCAGCAGATAATATCTGGATCTTAGGTCGTCAACAAGATAAAAAAGGTACAGAGATACAAGGGTACCATTTTGTTATTAACGTGGAGAAAAGTCGTTATGTTAAAGAAAAGTCAAAAATACCTATTACAGTTTCTTGGGAGGGTGGGGTACGTAAGTATTCTGGTCTCTTGGATTGTGCTCTCGCTGGTGGCTATGTTGTTAAGCCTTCTAACGGATGGTACGCTGTGGTTGACCCATCAACTGGCGAAATCGGAGGTAAAGTTAGATACGATGCTACGCTCGAAAAATCGTTTTGGGATCCAATATTTGATGGATCAGATTTCAAAGATTTCTTAAAGAAGCAATATCAGATAGGACATAAGTCCTTAGTAAGTATGGATGACATAGTGGAGAGTGTTGATGGTTAGTATACCTAATATGTTTGAAGAAAATGTTCAGTATGAGCTTATCCCTGGAGATAACGATCATTGGCATATCCGAATCAAAGAAGGAGAGTTTATTGAATCAGTAATAAGTTTCGGTAAGATATCCATGAAAGAAGATTCTCCTATTCTTAGTTTTGATCTTACACTTCATTCTAGTCCAGATGAAGATTTATCAACTAATAGCTTGCCATTACAGAAGTATGCAGGTAAAATACTAGAGAGTGTAATGATTAATAACCTAAACGAAATGGAAAAGAATGAGCAATAACTTAGAGCAGCTTGTGCTACGACATCTTCTCATAGATGAGCCGTTTATGCGTAAGGTGCTACCCTTTATTAAACCTGAATACTTTGCAGGTGTGACAAGACAGTTGTTTCTTGAGGTAGGTAAGTTTGTTGCTAAATACAACAAGCTACCTACT